CGACTCCGGCAACGGGATCGAGCCCGAGGAGGTCCATCACGTCGCGGCGTTTGAGGAGGTGTTTGGTCATGGTGGTGGGTTAATTTCAGTAAGATCCGGTGGGGTGAATGCGGAGTTGTTCGGCGTCGGTGTGGGCGGCGCCGCTCAGGACGAGGTAGCGCAGGACGTCAATCGGGTCTTTGCAGGCGCCGGTTTTCGAGTCACGGCCGGTCCATTCTTGCAAGGCGTAGATGGTATTCTTGCAGCGCTCGCTCACGTAGAGGCGTGGCTGGTTGACGCCACTGATGGGCTTGGCCGGGTCGTAGCTCAGCCAGTCGTTGATGAGGCTTACGCCTTCGTGGATGGCATCGCCCGGTGCCGCGAGGAAGTTCAGCCCCAGCTCGGCGCATTCGTCAATCAACGTGGTGGCGCCTTCGCGGGCCACGGTGGCGGCGTTGCCATACCGGCTATCCATGAAGCGCTCGAAGACGTCGATCGGCTCGCCGTGAAGTCCAGCCAGCTTGCCCAGCTCCAATTCCACCGCGGCAATCTCGGCCTGGTATTCTTGCAGACCGAAGCCGCAGGACTTCTGCGCTTCGCCGGGGCGTCCATCGTGGCGCTTGCCATCCGGCTCCGCCCAAGCGCCCGGGAATCCCCACCCCGGAATGTAGCGGTCTTGGTTGGGCCATTCTTCGATGATGAAGCAGCGGCCGATTTCATCGAAGCGGGCCCAGATCATGAACCAGTTGCGCCCGGAGCACGGATCAACCACGTGGTAATGCGTGCCGGTGCGCGGGATGCGGTCGTCGGGCAGCACGTGGACTTTGTCGTTGAAGCGCGGAAATTGGTTGCCGATGGCTTTGGTCGGGACGCCGTAGGCACGGACGAGGATTTCATCTTTCTTGGCCTTGAGCAGCTCGGTCTTGAGCTCGGGGTAGCCGCTAAACGGATTGTCTTGCGTCCAGAAATACATGACGCGGCCCTTGCGGCGGACGGGTTGCTGGAGGATGGGCAGCTTTTCGTAGCCGACAACAACGCGGTCGGGTGGTTGATCGGACGTGACGGGCGGGACGCCCGTGCCCCCTGCTTCGGCGGCCTTGCCATAGACCGGCAGCAACTCGGCTTCGCGGTCTTCAAGGGTGGTGGCACCAGACAAGTAATCCTTTACTACTGAGCTGTAACCTTCGAGCGGCGTAAAGGTGAGCAGCAGCCAGCCTTTGCGGGTGATGAGGCGGAATCGCGCCGTCTCCAAGAAATTCAACGGCACCAACTCATCGAACCAGATGCCATCCACCTCGCCGCCTTCGATCGTGCTCACGTCTTGCGAGTAGTTGCGGAAGAAGCATTGGGCCCCGTTCGGCAGGACAAACGAGTTTTCGGCGAAGCCAGTTTTCTGTCCGTAGCTGATGTTGGTGACGCGAGATTTCTTGGTGTTGCGCAATTCCGGCGGCATGTATTTCCACAGGAGCGGTTGCTGCATTTCCACCGAGTTCGCGGCGGTTTCTTGGAAGCACCAGAACCGGCCATCCGGCTTGTCGAGCATGGCCTTCATCATGCGCTTGGCGGCGAAGGAGGACTTGCCGGAGCGGTTGCCGCCAAGGATGAGCAGCTCGCGCTCGGTGTCCAATATCTCATCCGCCCGGCGCCACACTTCCGGCTCCCACTCGTAGCGGAGCGGATCATTTTTCTCGTTGGCAATCTGCTCCTCGCGGATGCGCCAAAAGTCCGCCAACTGGTCGGCCGTCATCCGCCGCACGCCATCCTTGAAACGCGCCAGGACAAAGCCCTCGCGGTCGCGGCCTATCAGCTGCGGCGCCTCGTGGATGGGGTGGTCGGTGAAGATCATGTCAGCTCCGTTCTTTCGGCAGGTCGAGCGGCCAATTGCGGAGGTGGCCGAAGACGCGTGGTGACTCACTCATTTGCTGGCCCCATCGGTGCTGTGTAGCTCATCGTGGTATTCCACGGGATAATTTGCCGCGTGCGTCGCATTCGGCGCCGCACGCGGCGTAGCCGGCGAGGTCGATCCAGTTGTCGGCCTTGGGCGTGTGGGCTTGGCGGGCGATTTTAACGATGGCCATGAGGGCGGCGATGTCGCTGGCGGTGACGCGCACCGGCCGCTTGTTCGTGCGGCTAAGGTAGGCGCTCATCATCGCGGCCTGGGTGGCGAAGTCTTCCATCGGCGGGCCGTAGCTGGCGTTGCGGTCGCCGCAAACGGCCGTGGCGGCGGTTGCAAGAATTTGTCGTGCAAGTCTCATAGAGGTTTTCAGTGTTGTTTGTGTTGTTGGTGTCAGGGAAAGGGCTAGGCTCCGTCGGTGTCGTTGAAGTTTTTGGGTTTGTAGGTTTGGCGCTCTTCTTTCTTGTTGGAGTAGAGTTTGTCGGTGAGGTTCTTGAAGCGGGTGATTTCGCCGTCGAAGGACATTTCAATGCGACCGACTGGGCCGTTGCGTTGTTTGGCCAAGATCAAGACGGCTTTGCCTTTGTCTTCTTCCTTGTGCGTGACGCGCTCGGGGCGGTGCAACAGCGCCACCACGTCGGCGTCTTGTTCGATGCTGCCGCTTTCGCGGAGGTGCGACAGCTTGGGTTCGGCGCGTTCCTCGGCGTCGCGGTTGAGCTGGCTTAACGCGATGACGGGGACGCCTAGTTCTTTGGCCGTGGCTTTGAGGCCGGAGCTGATTTCGTCAATCTCCAAGCGCCGGTCTTGCGCGGCGCGTTTGGTGGAGCCTTTCATGAGTTGCAGGTAGTCCACGATGAGGAGCTTGACGCCGTGCTTGGCGACGGCGCGGCGGGCGCGGGCGCGGAAGGCGGCGATGCTGAGCGCCGGGGTCTCGTCGAGGTAAAGCGGGGCGCTGCTGACTTCGCCGACAATACTGCCGAGTTTTTTGATTTCATCCTTCGACATAAAGCCGTCGCGGACGCGTTGGAGCTTGATACCGGATTGCGTGCAGAGCACGCGTTCCATCAATTCCTCGCCGGTCATTTCCAGACTGAACAGCGCGGTCGGGACGGCGTCGCTGAGGCAGGCGTGTTCGGCGATGTTGGTGGCGAAGGCGCTTTTGCCCATGCTGGGACGGGCGGCGATGATGACAAGCTGGCCGGGCTTGAGGCCGCCGGTCATGCGGTCGAAGTCGGTAAAGCCGGTGGCGACGCCAATGGGTTTGCCACGTTTCTTGTGCGCAAGTTCAATGCGCTGGGCGGCGGCATCCACGGCGCTCGCACAGTGGACTAGGCCGGTCTGTTTGCTCTCCAAGCGGAGGTCGAGTAGTCCTTTTTCGCTATGGTCGAGGATGTCGTCCGTGGTGGCTTGGAAGTTGCGGGATTCGTTGATGAGTTCCATGCCGATGCGGTGGATCTCGCGGCGGCGCCAGTAGTCGCGGAGCTGGTCGGCCCAATGGTGAATCGTGCCCCCAAGGCGGGTGTATTCGGTAGTGACGTAACCGGCGCCGCCTTCGAGCTTGGCGAGCTCGCCGGATTGACGCCACGCTTCGGTGAAGGTGAGCAGATCGACCGGCTGGCGCTTGGCGGCCATGGTCTTGATGATGGACCAGGCGGTGGCGTTCGTGGGGGCAAAGAACCATGGGTCTTGCGCGGCCTCGATGGCGGCATCCAGGGCGGGAGTTCCGCCGTTGACGATGCAGCTGATGAAGCCGGCCTCGGCCTCGTGGGACCAAAGCGGGGTCTGGACGTTGTCGGGTGTCATGGGCGGCGGTCCTCCCAGAATCCTTTGGGTTCAACGGGCGGGTGCATGGTGCCGACAAGTTCGAGCACGTGGATTTTGCGGCCCATCTTGGCGCAAAGGCGGGCGGCTTCGGCTTGGGCTTCGGCAAGGGTTTCGTGGCGGACGGCTGGCTTCCTGCCTTCTTGGTAAGGGTTAAAGCACAGCCACCAGGTTTTGGGACGGGTCGGGATCATTTTTTGTTTGCGGTTTGGGATTGATGGAAAAGTTCGGCGCAGCGGGCCGCGAGTTCGGGCAGCATGAGGCGGGCGTCGGGGTCGCCGACGGCGTGGCGGATGCTGGCCAGCCAGTCGAGGAGCGCGGCAATGTCGCGGTCGCTCTGACGGACTTGTTCTTCGAGCGCGGCAACGCGGCGGGCTTGCTGGTCGTAGAGTTCGGCGAGTTGCGGAACGGTGGGCGCGTAGGGAAAGCCGGGCGGATAAACGACGCCTTCGCTGCGGCCGACGGTGTAGGTGGCGGATGTAGTGCTCATGGGTGTAAAAGGGTTGCCCCGACCTGTTTCATGAGGCGTGGAACGCACGGCCTGTCCGCGGATCTCCCGCGGCACCATGGGTCAAGGGCAAAGGGGTTCATGGGAAGCGTGGGTCGTTGTCGTCGAACATCACGGCAAGGATGAAGGCGATGATTGCGAACAGGGCAAAATAGGCGATGGCGGCACTCATGCGGCCTCCTTCTCGGCAAGGGCGATGGCTTGCAGGATTTCGCCCTGCAGACTGTCGGGCACTTGGGCCCAGGCGGAATAAACGGCAGGGTCGGCTTCCGGGTAGAGCGCGGACAATACCTCCCGCCAAAGATCGTCGGGCGGGGCCCCTTTTTCATTTTTTTGCGACAAATCCGGTGGGGTGAATCCGACTTGCTCCGCCCAGCGGCGGGCGCGGGTCAGTTCGCCGGACCAGTTGTTCAGCAATGTCGCCAGATCGCGGCGGCGGATGTCGTCGCGGGCCGGGATCTCGGCGGCGTAGTAGGCTTCGAGGGTGGCCCAATCGGTCGGGCTGAAGGTCGCGGTGATCGTCGGCGCGGCGACTTTCCATGCCCGAGCCTGAGCGCGGTCAAGCGGGGTGGTCGGGCGCATGCGGAAGATGGCCCGGGCGCGGTCGAGGTGCGGGTTTTCGGCGGGTTGATCCATGCCCTTTTCCTCGCCGGTCTCGTCCCCGCTTGCGGGGACTATAGGGGTATTACTCTTCTCTTCTCTTCTCTGGTCAGGGTTTTGTCGCTTTTTGTCAGAAACGCTTTCTGACATTTTTCGGGGATTGTCATGGTCGGTTTCTCGTTTGCGGCGTTGCGCTTCACTGTCGAGGCACCGTTTTTTCGCGGATCTTCCGTTGTGTCTTTCCCAATGCGGGATGCAAACGCCCGCGCCGTCTTCGACTTGAATCAGCCAGCCGACGCGCAGCATTTGTGCGGCAAAGCCGCGCTTTTCCACGAGGTCGTCGATGTCGGCCAAGGTGGTAAAGGGCAGCTCGCCGTCGTCGGTATGCTGGTCCGCCCATGACCAAAAGGCATGCAGGCGACCAACCACCGCAAAGGCGGTCTCGCGGGTTTCTCGCGCCACGCTTTTGACGGCCGGATCACCGCCAAGGTTTGTGCGCATTTTTATCCAGTCACCGGCCATGGCGGCGGCCTCCGGGGTTAAGGTTTGGGATGGTGCGTTTTTTCATTTTTGTTGCGATTGGTAAGGTCAAAGGGCTTGCGGAAGGGGCTGCCCCAGTCGATGCCGCGGCGGCGGGCCCAGGCGTTGAGCGCGGCGTTGAACTCGGCATTGTTGATGCGGCCTTCGCCACAGGTGCCGGGCTCGATCTCAAGGACGTGGCCGTTCATTTTCTTCATGG